AGATCCTTGTCGTTGAAGACGTTGTGCAAGCTTAGTCCATTCCACAGAGGTAGGGTTAATACCAACGGCCAGAGAGTTATCTACGCGATTCCTCATAGCGTGTGCAATGAACGGGAGAAAGTATTGTCTAAAAGCGATACTGTAATGCATGGGACAAGCTGTAAAAAGACGAGTCTTACCAACATTAGCTTTTGCAATAGGAATTTTAGCATCCTTCAGTGTATCTATCCAGATAACTTCTGGGCGCGTATTATCCAAAATGCTACGCTTAAGTTGTTCAACATCATCTAATAAAGCTAAACAATGCGAGTTCGTTAAATCATATTCGGTATCTTTACCAAACCAACCCTGTTTTCCCACAGTTCCTTGAGGTTTTCGGAACGTGTAAGGGAAACCGGGTGCGGTTTGTCGATTTATGGCATTGATGAAGGGGTCACCATCTATTCCAATGATAGCCTCTTCAATAGTCAGTGGTTGTTTATACCATTCGGGTGTATTTTGGTACTCTCGATGATAAAAAACAACCATAGACTCATAGACAGTCTGCACTCGATTGTCGGGTACATAAGGTCTAACAACACCATATTTCGATCGTTGCAACTTCATAGGGTCAATTCGATTTCCATTGGGATCAGTAAAAGGTCGTAAATATCCAGGTTTATTTGGGGACACGCATAAAGCTCCAAAAGCGGCGGACTTAGTCATGGCAGTTTTAACACTTCCATTAATTCGTACACCAACTTTTGTTCCATGCAATTGAAACACACCATTATCTCTTAAAATATCACTTCTGACATCAAAAGGAACAATGGTATGGCCATACTGCGATGAAGATTTGAAATGAGACATCATCTTGACAATCATCTGTTGTGTTATACTAACAGAGATGCCTTCAACGACGCCCATTAAACCAGCTATATGTATACCAACAATTTTCTTAGTTATACTGCTGCTCCGCGCAAGTAAGACTGAACCACAATCTCCAGGCACAGTAACAGCATGGTACAAGTAAGAGCCACGGTTCGTAATAATTTCGTCACGCATATTTGTTTCAACCAGACTATCTTCAGGAGTTAGAGTAGACAAATAGAATATTTCGCGATAATGGCGAACACCCTTTTGTCTATCTTTTTCAGTCGCAACCTGATATCTTGCTAAAATACCAGGATTGTGACCTACTCTGAAAAGATCTTGTTCATCAATAATATGTTTGAAGGCTTGTGCATAACAACCAGCATTCACCGGTAGTTGAATTATAGCTAAATCGCGAGTTTCATGTTCTATATGATTCTCGGGACTCAGTATAACGTCAACAGGGTAGCAGCTAGTGGTTACAGCAAAAGCATCTTCAAGACAAAATTCAATTTTATATCCTAAATCCAAGTCCATTTTAATTGCACGTAAGAAGTGTTTCGGTATCAAACCTAATCGACCTCCTAACATGAATATTTGTCCATAATAAGTCGTTGTTTTCACGTTCCCAGAATCGGTCTTATTCACAACAAACTTAAATAAATTCTTGTATACAACATCGCGTACTATCGTAATAGCTCCTACATCTTGCTCAGGTAAATTTCTTTGCAAAGACGCAGTTGCTTGTTCAGACATACAGCGACCACAATTAGGAATAGTGCACGCATCGCGTTCATGAATATCAGCCTTGTTTAAAACGGTTTTAACGTCATCAACAAAAGGCATCAAGTTCGAAACGCTTTGATTCACTATCCTAGATGTTACCACATGTTTCATTTTTGCGTCATATTGGGGTCCTTGATTTTTAATAACAGTTCGCACAGCGTTGCGCGCGGTACGATTTTCGTATATAGCAGGGGCATGATTTACAATTTTGGTAACCGGAACATTATGTTTAACTTTGGCATCATAGAGAGGGCCTTGACTCTCTTCTAATAATGGCAAATCCAAACGATATTCTGATTGAGAGATAAGCCTAATTAATTCTTTATTTTTAAGGGAATAAGCGGGGAGGTTATCTTTAAGAGTTACTAAAAACTTAAGTAATGATTCTGTTCTAAAGCCTTGATAAAAACGCGTCAACAAACACACACAATTAGTTTTATGCAATTTAGCGGTTTCATACAATTTACTTTTAAGTTCTTCATCATTACAGTAAGGACACACAGTACAATCACAGTTACAAATTTGTTCAATAACATCATACATATCAGTCAAAGTCATATCATGATCGGGGGATACACGTTGATTTCCATACATAGAAATACAATACTGGCGAATGTTTTCTCGGGAAGTTTCCATTCGTCGTATATA